GCAGTGGATGCCGATGGTCGCTGGCATCATGAAGCTGGTGCGCAACTCGGGCGAAATCAGCACCTGGTCGGTTCAGGCGGTCTACGAGAACGACACCTTCGATTTCTGCCTGGGCGACGAAGAACACATCACGCACAAGCCTGCGCTGGCCAATCGGGGCAAACTGATCGCGGTTTACTCCATCGTGACCATGAAGGACGGCGAAAAGTCCCGCGAGGTGATGAGCGTTGAAGATGTGAACCAGATCCGCGCACGCAGCCGATCTGGCCAGTCCGGCCCCTGGGTGTCCGACTTTGCTGAAATGGCCAAGAAAACTGTGGTGCGCCGCCACAGCAAACGCCTGCCGCTCTCCACCGACATTGACGGTGTGATCAAGGAAGACGACGAGCTGTTTATGCCCGCAGAGCCTGCGCAAGCCGCCCAGGCGCCCGCACAGGAGGCTGAAAAACCGTCCGCATCCCGACGCCCCAGCCGCCTGCAAAAGGCGGTGGATCAGGCCCAGGATGCCCCCGCGGTTGCCCAGGCCGATGACGACGGCGTGATCGATGTGCCGCACACCGAAGTGGCCTCCGACGGCCAGGAATACGACACGGCCGACAGCCCGATTTAAACCACCAGGAAACACCATGAACTACCTGATCTACCTTGTCAAAGACCAAGACCGCCCCGATGAAATTCGCCTGATCCGCGCAGGCAGCCCGGCCCAGGTGATGCGCCACCTCATGAAAGACCGCTTCGTGATCGAGCGCCCAAGCACCGCCGATGTGGCCGACTACGTGGAAGCTGGCGTGCCCGTTGAGCGCGTGGCCAACAACGACCTTGAAAACTGATTTTTTTAACCCAGGAGCACACCATGAGTGACCAGAAAGCAACTCCCATCAGCGTTGCAGCCGCGACCGATGTTTCCGAGTTTTTCACCGACCTGGACGGCGGCATCTTTGAGCGCAAGCTCTCGATTGCCCTGTCCCAGGTGGCCGCAGCCTGCACCGACCACGACAAGGTCGGCGAGGTCAACATCAAGCTGTCGTTTTCGCAGATTGCTGGCACCGGTCAGGTGCGCTGCGAGCACACGCTCAAATTCGTCAAGCCCACCTTAGACGGCAAGTCCGGTGAGGAAGAAAAGCGCGCCACCGTCCTGCACGTTGGCAAGTACGGCGCCCTCTCGCTCGCTCAGCCTTCGCTGATGGGCAAGCAGGGCGAGCTGGTTTAACCGCCTGGAGACGCCATGATTGACAAAGACGCCATCGAAGCCCTGCAACTGTCGCAGGCCATTTCCACCGCAAACGACTGCATCACATCCCCGGCTGTGACAGCGTTGCCGGAAAACTTCAAGTTGCACGACCTGGAAAAACATCGGGCAATTCGCCGCCGCGCGATCGGCCAGATGAACACAACGGCCGTGGAGGACTTTGCAGCCTACATTGACCAGCACGCCGAGCCGGGCGCCACGGTGTTTGTGAACTCCGAGGGCATGAAAGCCGTCGCGGTGCTCAATCTTGGCAACCCGGACGAGCCCGGCCACGCCGACAACACAGCCGTTTTGGCGCCGAAGAAAACCGCCGCCTTTACGGCATTGCTGACGGTGGCTAACGGCGCGCCACTGAGCCAGCAAACCGTCGCTGAGTTCCTGGAGGACTGGCCAAGTCTGGCTAGTTGCTACAACGAGGAAGGCCCGATCACCAATCCAAAGGCGATCGCCGCCGTGCGCAAGGTCAGCATCGAGGCCATGCGCAAGATGGAAAGCGTCGAGAAGCAGCACGCGGCCAGCCGCAGTGCGTTTGAGAGCGTCCAGGCAAGCAGCACCGAGCCGCTTCCGACCCTGGTGTACTTCGAGACCGTCCCCTACCACGGTCTGAAATCTCGCTTGTTTGTGATGCGCCTCGGTGTTCGCACAGGCGGCGAAAAACCATCCCTGACCCTTCGCGTCCAGAACATGGAGCAGCACGAAGAGGATATGGCAAACGAGCTGGTCACAATCGTGGCCGACACCGTGAAAACCACCCCCGTGCTTTTGGGCACATACCAACCGAAGTGATCACCATGGAAAACCAAACCAATCAAACCGCGCCAGTTGCCGCCCCTACCATCTTCATCGAGTACACCGTCGAGGAGTTCAACTTCCTGCACGCCATCCTGAGCGATCTGCCCACCAAGAGCAACGCCTGGGTGCTGCGCAACAACATGGAGCGCCAGGCCCAGGCTCAGGCGCAGGTGAAAAACATCCCTGTGGTTGATCCCGCCGCGCCGGCCGCCGAATAACGCAAAACGGGGCCGTCTGCGGGCGGCCCCACAAGGAGTACCCGATGAGTGAGAAACCAGAACAGTTGCTGACCCCACAACAGGTGTCAGACATGCTGCAGATTTCTGTGGGCACGCTGGAAAACTGGCGCCTGCGCGGCCATGGCCCGAAGTACTTGAAGCTCGGTGGCCAGCATCGCAGCCCTGTGCGCTACCGCCAGCAGGACGTGGAGGACTTTATGTTCGAGGATGCAAAGGGTGGTGCAAGATGACCGACGCCCAGATCGCCATGTTGACCTCTAACGTTTTCCTGGCCGCTTGGCTGGGGAAACACTGGCTCACGGGCCTGCTGTGCGTTGCTTACACCGTCGCGGCGATTCTCAAATGACCCAGACCCGCACAGCCTCGCTGATCGAGTCCGTGTTCAACGTGGTCATTGGCTACGGCGTGGCGCTGGTCAGCCAGCTGGTGATCTTTCCGATGTTTGGTATTCAACTGCCACTTTCCGACAACCTGGCAATCGGCGCCTGGTTTACCGTCATTAGCCTGGTTCGCAGCTACGCGATCAGGCGCTGGTTCAACGCGCGGCTGCACCGAGCCGCACAGACACTTGCAGGACTATGAAAAAACGACGCCAGAAACAGACGGTCTACGTCTACCGCTACACGCTCATCGATGTGATGATGGCCAGCCCAACGCAGCCGCTGCCAGAATCGCATCGCGTGCACCAGCTCACGCGCATGCACCAGGGCCTGGACGCCATGGAGAAGGCACCAACGCCAACGCCCGATGACTGGCGCGTCGTCTCCGACTGCGTGAACATCATGGAGACGCTGGTCGAGAACGGCCCATGGGAAGACTGCGGCGGCGAAATGGTTGAAATCACCGATGCTAGCGGCCTGCTGTCCGACGCCGTGACCGCCATGGCGTTGGCCGGGAAGCGCCACCAGGCTGGCGGCAACATTCGGCTCGACGGCGCAGGCATCCAAGCCGTGCGCGGAGTGCTGGAGGACTACAGCTCGCTGATGGACGCCCTGCCGGCGCGCACCATGATCAAAGCGCATCGGGAAACCGAGCGGCGATTGCATGAAATTCTGAGCGGGAAGAAGCGGCCGCACGATGTGACCGTCATGGAGCTCTGACCATGCCACCAGTGAGCCCGTGGCCATACATATTCAGCATTCTGGGCCCGGGATTGCACTGGGCGCGAACACCGCAGGATTTAATCGACGCGATCAAACGCGCCGAGCGTGACAGCCAACCGCATGCTGCCGAGCATCTGCGCATCATCCTGGAGCTGCGCAACCGGGTCGCGTTCGATGGCTCAGAAAAAACCCCGCCGGGCTAGGGCGGGGCAAGGTTCCCAACAGGAACAGGAGACAACCGTTACTTCTGGCCAGCAGCTTCGATGTCGGCTTCGATGGACGGAATGTCAGGCGCAGGCTGGGCTTCGATATCCGTTTCAATGCTGGTGGGCTCAGGCGCCACCTGCTCGCCAGATGGCGCAGGCCAAACCGTAGCAGCCCCCCCCATCACAGCGCCACGCTCGGCGGCGGTACCGCGAACAGCGCGCGGCACTTGACCAGCGGCATGCTCTTCCAGAAACTTCACCACAGCGGCCACTTCGTGCGGGTCCTTGGCCATCAGCATTTCGGACAGCTTGTCGGCCACCTGGGGTGTGATGTTCTTGTTGCGCAGCGAGCGCAGAGCGATGCTTGCCAGGCCAGTCCCAAAACCGCCGCCAGTCACGGCGTGCGAGATTGCCTCCCCCATGCCCGGGCCTTCTTCCAGGGCTTCCTTCATTGCGCCACGTTTGGCCGTTTGAGAGCCGGACAGGATTTTGTTGGCTTGCTGGAACAACTGGGCCTCACGTTCAAGCGCGGTCTGAAACAGGCGGAACTGTGATGGGTTGTCAAACAGCGGCTGCAGCTTGGCCACAGTCTCTGGCGAGTTAATGATGTTGCTCGCCGCATTCCGATTCGTTGCGGGTTCCATGATCTTGGCGTACAGACTGCGCGCCACACCCGTGCGAAATGCATCCTTCTCGGCGTCTCCCATGCCGGCCACCATCTTGATGACCTGCTCGTGGTCGAGCTTGCTAAAGTCGTTCATGCCCGCACGCATTGCGTCGATCACCTCCAGGTCGCCTGAATAAGCCTGGCGTGCCGCCTTGTAGGCGGGGACGTTTTCATCGATTGCGTTCACGAACTCGCGGCGCAGATCGCGCAGCGCGCTGGCCTCGGCCTTCGACATGCCCTGGCCTTTGAAGCCGGACTCGATCGTGGCGTCAATGCCGCGCTTGATGTAATCCAGCGTGCGTACATCGGGCAGCTTGGTCAACTCCAGGATTTCGGCACCGGAGTCTGTGAACTTGCCGGTGGGCTTGTAGAGCTCTGGCAACGCAAACCGGCCCGGGTCCTCGCCACGCAGCTTGGCCGCTTGACCTTCGGTTTCTGCGATGCCGCGTGCGCGATTGAAGAACTCTTGAAAACGTGGGTTCTTAAGCGCTTCGGTGATGCGAGGATCGTCCACATCACCGTGGGCATAGGCGTCCTCGTACACATCTTTGGCCTTGCCTCGCAGCTCCTTGACCAAGCGCTCCTCGTCGGCGTAGTAGTCGCCAGGCTGCAAGCCTTTGCGGACCTGCTGATAAGTGCGCTCGCGGGCGCCGGTTTTCTGCTGAGTGAGCGTCTTTTCGACGCGGCGAGTGCCTTTGCCGGTGCGTTGGGCCACGGCCTCGGCCAGGTCGGCCATGGCGTTGTCCACGTTGGCAACCACGCTGGGCACGCCCATGGCACGATCGCGGGCGGCCATCTGCTCGATCTGCTGGGGCGTCAAATCCGACTCGCGCATAGCGGTGGTCATTTTCTCGCCAGCGCGCCGGGCGATTGACGTCTCGCTGGGCGCCAGGCGGTCACGCAGCCAACGATAGGCCCCTGTGGTGCCTCGCATGGCAACAGGAGTGCCAACACCAAGAATGGTGCCAATCGTGGCCCCAGAGATGGCACCAGGAACCCGCTGACCTTCCTCGGCCGAGCCTGCGCCAGACACTGCGCCGGTCGCACCGCCCAGGGCGGCCAGTTTTGCCAACGCCCCCATGGTGGAAGTTCCCAGCTGGGCCGCCCCCGCAGGCTGGCCACCAGGCACCAACATGGCTGCAACAGCTGGGGCGGCGCCGCCAGCAAACTCCAATGCCGTCGATGTCACGGGCGATTCCTTGGAGTACTGCGCATATTCCTGACGAATCTGCTTGAGCGCTTGCTCATAAGGAATTCCACCGAGCTTGGAACGAAGCCAGGCTTCGCCCTCGTCGCCCCACCCCATGCCCAGGCCCTGGCCTAAGGCGGCACGCGCGGCGCCAACATACGGATCTGCCATTACTCTTCACCTCCGCTGGTAGGAATGTTGGTTTCGCGGTACAAGCCCTGGTTGATCTCATTGAGGCGCTTTTTGGAGCGCTGGTAGATCGACCGCATAGCCGACGCAGCATTTTCCATGATCTTGCCGCGCTCTTCGATGCTTTTCGCACCCAGACCTTGCGTGGCCATAAGGGCCTTGCGCTCTTCGTTGGAAATCTGGCCGGGGAACGTGGATTTGAGCTGAGATAGGGCTGCTTTTTCGAGCAGATTTTCCATTTCCCGCGTGTCCTGCAACTTCTTGTCTTTGCTTCCAGCGGCTTCCAGCAACTTTCGCTGAGCGGTGTCGGGAAGCGAGGTGTCAAAAGTGTTCGGATTGAGCGCCAGAGCTTTTTTCAGGTTCTCGTAGCCTTGCTGCGTTTGCGCAATCGTGTCCTCGGTTGCCGTCTTCAGCTTCATCTCCTGCGGGCTGAGCTTGGACTGCTGGGCCTGCACGTTTTGGAATTTCTGCTGATTCAAGGCGAGATTTGCCTGCGCCACACTCATATTGGCCAGGGTCGCATTCACTTGCGCCATCTGTTTTTCGACGTTCATGTCGGCAATCTGAGCCACGCGCTTCTGGAACTCGGGCGTGTTGGGCGTCAGACCCTCGTCCTGTGCCTGCTTGCCTGCTGTGGACTGCGGCTGACCGGACTTCACGTAGTCCTTGATCAGCTCTGTGGCGATCGTGCGCTTGTCTTTCATGCCCTCTGTGGCAAGCTGACGCAAGGTGGCCAGATCCTCCTTGGCGCCGGTCATGCGCATTTTTTGCGCCTCCAAGCCAAGCTGCAGGTTTTGCGTGCGCGATGCCAGCTCGGCCGCGCGGCGTTCCTTGAGCATTTCAGACGTGGCCTCACCGGCCTTGCCAAGCGACTCAACAAAAGCGCCTGTTCGCGTTGGCGCCCCGAAGGCGGCGGCCAGCCGGAAATACATCTCAGACTTGCTGGGACCCGACTCGCCCTTGGATTCCATGGCCTTCTTGAGCAAGTCCTGGAAGGCCTGCGACTCTTTGGAGACCGTCTCGCGCGCGGCTTTCAAGTCCGCGCCGTATTCGTCGCCTTGCGGGAAATACCGACCAAGCAGCGACAGCAGCTGTTGGTTTCCGCCTGGCTGCATAGCGCCAACAGCCTGGGGTACATTCGGTGCGGCCATCTGAGGCGCGGGCTGTGCCATCACGGCAGGCATCGGCAGCTGATCTTGGGTGTCGGTTGCATCCACGGCGCCGCCGTCGGCATATTTCTTGGCGAGCGCGTGCACACTGCCGCCCTTGGCAAATGTGCCGGCCGTGTATTGGTTGTACGCCTGCCCAATGGCGGCATCATTGACGCCCAGGCCACGCAAGTAATCGATCGCGGTTTGTTGATTGGCAGCGGTGTTACCGCCAGCGCCTGCCACGTACTGGTTGTAGGCCCGGGCAATATCCGCTGGCGAGCTTTGCGCACTTAGGTCGGAGTACAGCTGCGTTGGCTGGCTCGTCAGGTACGTGTTGTACGCCTGCCCAATGGTGTCCTGGGGAACGCCAAGCCCAGTGAGGTAATCGATAGCGGTGGAGCGGTTTGCCGCCGTATCGGCATTGGCGCCACCAATGAACTGGCCATAGGCGGCTGCAATATCGGCGGGCGAGCTTTGAGCTGTCAGGCCGGCATACGTTGGCTGCTGAACGACGGGCTGCTTCACAGTGGAGGTCGTTGGCGTTGCCGTCTGTGCGCCCGCAGTCGTTGAGCCGTAGTTCTTGTAAGTCGGCATCGCCAGAGGGGTTCCCCACATGCTGCCGCCGCGCGCTTGCGCCACGTCGTAGCCGGACACGCCGTATTTGTCCATCGCGGCGCGAACGTCTGTTGGTGTGGCGCTTGGGTTCTGGGTAAACCAGTCGCGAATATCCTGCTTCAAAGCGTCCGCACCAGCGCCGCCAAGACCTGTGGCGCGGCTCATGGCCGCCGAAGGCGCGGTCTGGTACTGGGCGTCCATGTATTGCGGCGTGTTTTGCGTGCGCGCCAGATAGTCTTGCTTGTACGCGTTGTACTTGGCAAGATCGGCGTCATAGGCCGTTTTTTGCGTTGCGTACTGCTGCTGAGCGGTATCAAATGCCGCCTTTTGCTCGTCCGTTGCATCTGAAGCGAGCGCCGCCGGCGACACGGGCGACGATGTGCCCGTGTAACCCAGCGTCGGGCTGCTCACGCCAAACTGCCGCATCAACTTGTTGAGTTCGTATCCCATGAGCGGTGCTCCTTAGATGCCCTGCAGGCCTTTGTACGTGTACAGGCCGGTTGCCAGCTGAGACAACGGGGAAGCGCTGTAAGTGGCGCCCGTTGTAGAGCCAGATTGCGTGGTGGACGTTGGCGTGATCGGGGCCATGCCGCGCACTTGCGTGCTGAGCCAGTCGAGCTGCTGCTTGGGGTAGTTCAGCTCGTTTTGGTACTGCTGCTGCGCCGCTGTGAGCTGCGCTTGCTGCTGCGCCTGCTGAGCCTGACCGGCGGCTTCCAGCGCGGCGACGTCGGCTGTGCGCATGCCCTGCGCCTGCTGGGCCATGTTGGCAACGTTGCTGAGCGCGCCCATCTGGCGCTGGTAATCCGCTGCCTGGGCGGCCTGCGCAGCCTGCGCTGCGCTGAGCCCGTATTGCTGCTGAGCTTGACCCGCGGCGGTCTGCATCTGGCCCAATGACGCCAGATTCTGCTGCTGCTGTCCGGTCAGTGACCCTGCCGTTTGCGCCAGGTTTCCGTACTGTGCACCGCCCTGCATCACGCGCGACAAATCCGCGCCGCTAATGGAGCCCACGGTGCCAGCAAGTTGTGCCTGGCGTGCCAAATCGGCCTGCGATGCGCTGAGCGCCTGCCCGTAGCCCTGATTAGCCATCTGGGCCTGCTGATTCAGGATCGATTCTTGCGTGTCGCGCAGAGCGCGCGAGCCAAACTCGCCCATGCGGGTGCCGCCAAACTGGCCAGCCCGGATGAAAGCATCGCTTACGCCTGGCAGCAAGTTTTCCGTCAGGTTGCGAGCGCCTTGCTTGGCGATCACATCCATGGCGTTTTGCTGGTACGGCGACATGTACTGGCCCACGTTTTGGGCCGAGCTCTGTGATGCGGCTTGCAGATACGGGTTGGCGGCGCTCAGCGCGCGCTCGGACAACGCCTCAGCGGTGGTTTGCCCAGCTTGGTTCAGGTACGGCTGCGCAGCGCCGGTGATATCCATCTGACCGGCCTGTCCCCACAGCGACTGCCCGGCGTTCAGGTTCTGGTCCACCAGCCCTTGCCGCAAGTACTGATTTTGATCGGACCGAAGTTGGTCGGCTGTACCCTTGCTCGCAAAGCCTTGCATGCCGGTTTGGGCAAAATCCATCGCAGGTGCCCAGGCCCCCTGGTTCTGCTGCACCTGCTGATAAGCCTGCTGCTGCAACGGTGACAGCTCGGCCACGGTCGGCATCTCGTATGACTGGTACGGAGTGTTGGCGACGTTTTGCGCCATCTGGATCTGGTTGTAGATCGCGTCCTGCATCCACTTCGGTGTTTCCGTGGAGCTGGTGGTGTACGAGGTTGCGGTCTGTGGAGACCCTTGGAACAAGCTGCCCATGATTATGCGGCTCCTTTGAGGTATGCCAGGGGGGATTTTGCATTCGGGCTGATCTTGCCCTTGGAGAGATTTGCGCCCTTGTGCTTGCGAAGCTGTGAACGCATGGAGTCCAGGCGACGAGCGCCTTCGTCTGTAGAGCCGTCGCCGAGCATTGCAACCGTTTCTGCGTCCATCACGTACTCTCCGTCAGACAACCGAGCGTCGATTGTGTCGTCGCGACCAGATCCTGCGCCGCGTGCCAGGTTTGCCACCGTGCTCAGCGCGCCGCCACGAGCGAGGCGGGGAACGGTTTGATTATAGGCGCCGCCAGTGATTTGAGGCCATGCCTGAGCCATGTACTGCGACAAACCCATACCCGCCGCCGCCGCATCGCGTTGCATCCGATTCCAGTCGAATGTGACCGAAGGACGGTTGAAATACGCCTGCTGTTCCGGGGACATTTGCTTGACGGCGGATTGCACGTTTTGCGGTGCGCTGCCAAGGGATCCGGCAACACTGGCCAGCGCCAATGCTTGCGTCGGGCTTACGCCCGTGCCAAATACACCACCCTTGGATGACGCATTCAGTGGGGACTGCGATGTTCCAATTTCAGACAGTGGGTTTTGCGCCGGTGCGCGCAGGCCTTCACCGCCAGGCTGCGAACCAAACAGCTCGGGGGCTTGCCCGGGAATCAGTCCCTGTTCACCGGTCAGGTAATTGGTGGTGCCAAAGCGAGAGAAATCGCCGGGCGAACCGCTGGCACTTGTTTTCAAACCTTCAATGGCTGCGTCAGACGGGGAAAGTCCGCTGCCCAAGTCCTCTGCGCCGTACTCAGCGGGGGCCACGGGGGCCTTGCCAATCGTTGCATCCGGGGCGCCAGGACGGCCAAAAGTGCCAGCAGCTAGGCCGGACAAACCCCCCATCATTGCCGCGCTCTTTGGGTCGTACCCGGCGGCCATGGCGTTGCCGAATGTGCGGCCTGCCGTCTGCAAGCCTTCGCCGCCCATGCCGCCGACGGCTTGCCCCAAGGATGCGCCGGCAGCGCCCTGTAGCGCGCCTTGCACAAACCCTTGCCCCGTCGCGGCCCCGGTGAGGCCGCCGACGAGCCCCGACCCGAGCACGTTCTGACCTGCGGAGCTAAGTCCGGTGCCGAGCGCTTCGTTGGCCCAGCCGCCAACGGAAGAACCCAAGCCGCCACCCAACGCGCCAAGCGCCGCACCCTTCAGTGCGTTGCCGCCCGTCAGTGCGGAACCTAACCCGCCGGCCACAGCGCCAGCAGCCAGCATCGAGCCGCCCAGCATCGGGGCAAGATACGGCGCCACAAACATCGCGGCGATCGGCACCACGGCTTTGAACAGTGAGCCCAAAGAAAAGTACTGCGGCAAGCCGGTGGAGGGGTTGATCGTTCCAGCGCCGCCGCGTGCCTTCAGCAGCGCAGCTTCCTCGGGCGAGATGTGGGCCAGCATGGTGTCGCCATGGCGACCTTGCCGCGCCAGCGTGCGCATGCGAGCCAAGCCACCTTGCGCAAACGCTTGCTGCCCGCCACCCTCGCGAAGCTTGTACAGCACCACCAGGATGGAGGCAAAAATGATCGGGTCAAACTGTTCCGGCATGTCCTCTGGGGAGATCATCCCGTCGGCAATAACCGACTGACGCACCTGCGGGTACTGCTCCGGGTGTTCGATGGCGAACTCGAACAGCTGAATCAGCTCGTCAATCTGATCAGGTGATGCATCCGAGAGCTCGGCCTGCGCGGCCTGCAGAGCTTGCTGAAATCGCGGATCGCGGCTGGCTGCTTGAAGGGTTTGTCGAATATCCATTTTGTTGCTCTCCGTTATGACAAGGTCTGCACAAACCGCTCGGCCCATTCGCGCCAGTCCGTGAAGCCGTAAGGATTGGGTAAATTTCTGCCAATCGTCATGTTGTTCAGAAACTGAACAGCCCAGTCTTGCCAGCGTTCCGGATCCTGCAGCCGGCCGAATGCGCCGTAAGGATCAAGGTCAAGGATGACCTGCGACGCCCAGTCGGACAGTTCCATGTTGGTTGGCAGTGTGATGATCATCCCAGCACCGTCTTGTCGCCGGTCTCAAGGTGACCAATGATCTGGCCCATCTGGTAGTCGCCATACAGCGCATTGGACTCGAAACGCAAACGCAACTCTCGGCGCTGCTCTTTGAGCATAACAATCTGCTCGTATGGCTGGCTGGCTTGATCTGGGAATGTGAAGATCGAGCTGTAAACCTCGGGCGCACGAGCGTTGGCTCGGCCGGTGACCTGCACGGTCATCGGTCCGTTTTGCACAAAATCCGGCTCAATCACAGAGATCCGCAGGTATTCGTTGTTGCCCTGGGCGACCGGCGAAAGATCGGCCGTCTCAAAATACGACTGCACCGGCTCGGCCAGTGTTCCGTCGATCATGTCCACGCCCTGCTCATGCACCCAGGTGCGATACCCGCTTGCTGTTGGCACGGCATCCACCAGGATCGGGGCCATAAATGCGTTGTTGTACCCGCCAGCGGACCGGCCAGATTCGGGAAGCGCGGTGTCGTACCAGGTGTTCTCGCGCACGTTGTAGATCACCGCGTGCGTGCATTCGGTGGCGTCATCGCGGGGATAGCACCACCAGATTTCACCAAACCTGGGGACCTTGAAAGCAAAAACCTTGCTGCGTTGGCTTGGGTTCAGTCCGTCCAGAAAATAATTGATGTTGAGCTGGTTTGGAACATCACGCACCACACCGTTGAACATCAGGAACCGGTCCACACCAGCCCAGTAAAACACGCCGTCATAGTCCACCACGGATTCAGCGGAAATGATCGATGTGTCGGTGGCCACGGTATCAAACTGGAACACCGTACTGCCACCGGTGAATGTGGCGCGGATCACGGCGTCGTAGGCCCAGAAAATGCCAGCCGGGGCTGAGCCAGAACCTGCTCGCAACGGCATGCCCATGATGATTTTTTGCCCCCAGACACGCGCAATGCCGGAGCCCGCGCCCGTCAGGTTTGTGGGCTCACCAGCAACACCCCAGCCAATGATGCCCGCGGTACCGTAGTAGAACGTGTAGGGATGCAACGCAACGATGCCGCCCGTGGCGTTAGCTCCATCAGGGAGGTTCACGCTTTTGAGGGGCGCAGTACCAAGAATGTCGCCATAGAAAATCTGTCCGCCGATATCGTTGCAAGCGCATTGACCATTCGGGGCCACATGAGCAAGAAGGGCGTTGTCGGTGGTGGACGAATCGTAGATCGACTGAAACATCCAGCGATTCGCGTCAGACGCAATAAGTGCATCTGAGCCGCCGGCCATGTTCGTCGATGTGGCTGTCACGGTCGTTACGCTTGCAACAACAGCGTACCCGTTGGAGGCCATGCCGGTAGTGACCGATGTAATCGTGATCACCGGACCAACGGCAACCGCTGTGTAATCCGGAGTCGAAGAATAGGCGTTGATGTTGGCCGCAACAGCAGTTGCTGTTGCCGAAAGACTGCCGACAAAAACAACCGAGCCGGACATGATTTGCACGCCGTTGACGGTGATTCCATTGACAGATCCAGCAGCCCCACTGGTCAGCGTCACGGTGCCCGTCGATGCAACGGCGACAGGCGTTCGGTTGGAAATTGTGCTGGCGTTTTTGCTGGAATCGATCGTGAATCGCTCAAGCTTGCTCGGGCCACCGCTGTGGCAGTACTGCAGCAGCTGCTGCGTAAAGCTCGTGAACCCGCGCGAGATTTCCGTCAAGTACTTTGAGATCGAACGATAGCCGCCGATTTTCCTTGGCAGGCCGCGTTGAAACCGGACCCACTGGCCATCGGTGTAGAACTCGCCGTCGAACTTGGTCCCGTCACGCTTGATTCCTGGCTGAGAGCGGAGGATTTGGGTTGACATATCTGGCGCCCTTAGAACGTGCCGCCAACCACGACGCCAGCGGGAGCGATGCCGAGAGCCGCATAGGCGGCATTTCCGTCCACCGCGGTAAACAGGGCGTCACCCACAGCCGTTGCGCCAAGGTTGATGCGAGCCGCGCTTGCGGTCGTGGCGTTGGTGCCGCCCTGGGAAATCGTCACGGGGACAGAGACGCCACCAGTGTCGGCGTTGACAACGTCGGTTCCGTCGCAGTACAGGATGGATCGCGAGCCGGTATTGACCAGGACGCCAGAGCCGGCCGCCGTCTTGACGATGAAGTTATATGCGCCAGTCGTCTGGTTGTTCACCCAGTACTGCTGCACCGTGGCCGGGACAATGATGTTCCGATTGCCCGTCAGCGTACCGGTGAAACCGTAGGCGATTCGGTTGAGCTCGGTGCCCGTCAGCGTGTAGTCGCCAGATCCCGCCACGTTGATCGAGGTGTAATCAAAGGCAAATGTGGCCGATTGACCAAAGCCGATCGTGTAAAAGTTTGCGCCATCCGTGGCAATGATCGCCGACTCACCGGGCTGAAACGACAGCGTTGGTCCGTCGTCAATCAGGATGGTGCCGGACGGGTCGGCAACGATGGCGCCTGAGCCCGAATTGCGCAGGTAGATGAACCAGTTGTTCCCGACCGTGGTGGGTGCGGGAAGCGTCAGCGTGCCGCCGGCGCCCTCCCACAAGAACATCCGGGCGCGGTCCTGCACGCCGGCCGTGTAGTCGCTGTTGAATGAGGTGATGGGCACGGCCTGTGAAAGCAATGTGCCGACAGCCACGATGCCAGTGCCGGCCAGAGCGGAGGCGTTGGCTTGCGAAATCGATGCGCCGTACTGCAGGGTTTCCCAGGCGCCCGCGGCGTCACTGTTGTCGGTCAGGTAAATCTGCCACAGCGTGCCAGACGCCACGGTCATCACCTGAACGCCGTCGGCGTCCTTGACCGTGAATGTGGACGCGCCAAGGTTGTTGAACAGGATGGTTTGACCGGTGCCAGTTTTATTAGCTGGCGGCAAGATCACCGACAGGCCAGCCGAGGCGGGCGTGACGTCCATGATCTTGGTTGCCAGATTCTGGCTGGTCGAGGTCTCATCCGGCCAGCTCAGCGTGGTATCGGCCGCAAGCGTCAAAGCGCTGTAGTCGATTTCGCTGGGATAGATGTTGGCGCCGCCAAAAACATCGGTGTATGTGGTCATGCTTCACTCCGTTGGGCGCTGCGGTCCATGATTTTCTTGAGGTCCTCGCCGTTCAGGGCCTGGGCAGCGCGGTCGTACATCTGCTGCCACGTGGCGATGCGCTCGTCCTTCTTCAAGAACGGCGTGGCCTCCAGCAGCGTGGCGTACAGCAGCAGGTCTGGGGCGTACTCGGTGAGCCAGTTGGTCTGGAAGTCCTCGCCCAAGAAACGCGGCTGCTCGTAGTACATCACCTCCAGCGTGCTGTCAGCGTTGGGCGTCGGCGTGATCAGCCAGTGGTTGTAGTCGTAGTCGGCGTAGAACTGCGGCGTGGCCGTCTCGGCTTCGTCGGGCCAGTAGTTGCGGCAGTATTCGTAGGCGCGCGCAAAAATCGGCACACCGTTGAGCGTCATGCTCACCGTGTCGCGCCAGCGGTCGGGTTTACGGTAGGTGGCCACGCCGGTCTGCAGCGGGGTGGTGACGGCGCGGATGAGGCCTTGAATCTTCAGCTCGCGCGAGATTCGGCGCTCGCCAAGCGTGATCAGGCGCGGAAGCTGCTCATAGACGATCTGGTCGCTCTCGGCGGTGAAACCCCGCTCAAGATAGCGGCGCACATCTTCCAGCAGGCTGCTGTACGTCATTGTGTACATTGGGACTCCAAAGGGTTATGAAGCCGCTGGTCCAGCTGGCGCCTGGTGCCTGAATTATGCCCGGGAACGGCCCAGACTGGCAAACCGGACATCATCGCGCTACGCCTTTGGACTTCTCAAAAGACCTCATTCCTGCGAGGCCAAGGATGCCAGACAAAATCACCCAAAGCTGGTCAGCGTCCAGCACCGGGGGTGGAGTGAGCTCCTTGGGAATCCACCCCGTTCCCTGAAGATACGTCCAGACCCACAGGAGCATCGGGTAAAGCAGGAACTGGTAGGCCATGGCCGCAGCGCCAATCCAGCCGATCGCGGGGCGCCAGCCAGCCACAAACACACTGCTGGATGCCGCCTCGACCTTGTTGACCTCGATCTGCGCCAGGTCGATAGCCTGGTCGAGTTTGCGGCCCTCCAGCTCCAGCTGCATGCGCTCTTTGTCCGTGGTGATCAGATCGCCAGCCACCTTGCCGACAGACTCGATCACGCTGCCAATACCCAGGATGTTCATGCGGCACTCCTGTGATGCGTGTGCAGCCTTCGTTCTGCTGCTTGTCGAACAATCACCGCAGCATCAACAGAATCGTGCAGCCCCAAATAGATCGTGCGCCCTAAGTGCCTGATCTGCGCAACGTACTTTCCGGCCTTGTTGTGCCAGCTCACACCGAGCACACCGGTCTTGCTGTCAGCCCTAGCTTTGGATCGTTGATTGTTCTGCGCATTATTGGCTTGTCTCAGGTTTGTGAACCTGTTGTCAGCCCTATCCACGTTTATGTGGTCTATCTGTTCAGCAGGCCATTCGCCAGTCATGTACAGCCACGCCAGCCGATGCGCGTAATACTGTTTTCCATTGACGCAAAGCCTTCTGTACCCGTTTGACTTGTCAACGCAGCCTTGCGATTGCTTGCCAGCCGCCGCGCCCTTGCCGGTGCCTTTTAAGCGCGTAAAGACGCCCGTTTCTGGATCATAAGAAACGAGCGACATCAGAGTCTTTTGATCAATCATGCCAGCCCCTTCAACGTGCGCGACAGCCAGCCCAATAAAAACTTTTGCTGCGTGCGGTCGCGCGTCACAATATCCCGGTACCGGGCAATCTTGGCCAGAGCGTAGGCCATGACAAACTTTTCGGGGTCGTAGGCGTTGATCGCCTGGAGCGTGCGCTGCCCAAAAGAGCCATCCGGCGTGGCCCCGACAACCAGCTGCGCGAGTTTGACGGCAACCGCTGGTCGGCCAGGCGCACTGGAGTTCACGGCGAAATTGAAAATTGACGATGCAATCACTTGGCTGACAATGCTGTCCCCGCAGATCGGGGTCCAGTAGTTGGCGTGGTACCAGCTGCGCACCATCGGTGTCGGAGGCGTCTCGTTGCGGTCAATGAACGCCCACCCTTCCCATGTTGGGTTGAAGTTGCGGGCAATTCCGGCGTACGTCATGCCGCCACGATCACCGTCGATGGTGTGCAGCTTATAGCCACCCTCGTCTTGAATCATGGCCTCAAAGGCGGGGTAAAAATCAGCCATGTCACATCCAATACAGCAACACGATGCGGGTTGTCCACACCGTCAACGCAATGATGCTGGCAGCCGCCAGGAATGACAGCAGCCAGTCTTTCATCACGGAGCCACAGGCCAGTCGATGGTCCATGGAAACGCTGGCTGAGCTGTAACATCGCGCAGGGCTTGGCGGTACGTGGCCCATGCCGTTTTGTCGGCGGTGCTGTCCGCGAGCTGGGTCCAGTCGCAGTCCTTGAGCTTTTCATTGCGCTGATCGCGGACAGACTTTGCCTGCTCTGCGTCTTTTTGGGCTCGGTACTCAGCCATTTGCTCGTCGGCGGTCTTGGCGGGCTCTGTCTCGGTTGCGGGGTGGTCTGTAAAGATGGGGCCGACCGAGTACTTGGTGTACCAAGCGCCGTTGAGCTGCTCCACGCCATCGCGCTGACTGAACTCATAGACGTTGGTGGGCGTAGCCTGCGGGCCTTCCAGCACAGGGTCAACACCGATGGCTTCCATGACTTCAGGAGTCAGCACGCCGTAAGAGGGGCCGTCGTTGGCCAAGAGGTACGTCCGCAGTTCGCTTTCGTACATGACTGCGCCAGTGGCGCGGATTCGAATTTCCATTTGTTACTCCTTAAAGTCTTGCGGCTCGATCAGCCAGTAGGAGACGGAATTGCCATCACCTTCAAGGCCAATCGCTTGTCCATTGTCCAGCATCAAAACATCAATTTCCCAGATGTTGTTGTTCATAGCGTCATTGACCACTTTACGGCTGTCCACGGCTGTCACCTTGTGCGATTGCAGAAGGCTTAGGGCTTGGGTGTTGTCAATGTATTTCATGCTATTGCCAAAAAGATGTAGCTCGCGCCGTTGGTGTTGATTGCAGACAAGATGCTGGCGTTCAATGCGAAGCCACCAGACACCGTTGTAACCGAGCCAAGCGTAGCCGATTCAGCCGCTGTGCTGTTCAAAAGCAGATATGGATCAACAAGCGTGGTCATGCCACGGGCTGTGTCGTAAACATACCAGTCACCCGTGCTGTCCGTGCGCTTAATCAGGACAAATCGAGCGCCGCCAGTGAAGCCGCAGTTGATGGTCTGACTGCTGCCGTTGCCGGTGTATGTGCCAACCTTGCTCACGCCGGGGCAGGATGCGAAGAGGTAGGCGACAAAACTATCGCCAGACACATTCAGGCCGCCAGCCCCCAAAGCGAACGTCGTGGAAGTAGGCGATGTGTTGTTCCAGAGATAAGTCCCGGTAACAGGCGCGTCGTTTGTATTCAGATACATTGCCTTGGTGTTACCGAGCGCGGCACTATAGACAAGCCAATTGAAAGGCTGTGTTCTGTCTTTCCCGATAATCAATTCGGGCACAACGCCCAAGTTGTGAGTCTGAGTAGTCGCAGAACCCGTCCCCGTGTAGCACACCTCATCAAAGAAGCCGGGGGCGCGGCGGAAATTATGATAAACATCATTCAGCCCACCGTAATTGCAATCGACATTTTCAGGAGGCCCGACAAAGTAAAAACCGGTGTTTGAATCCATGGCCGTGTCGTACCCTGAATTCAAAGCAATAGCTGCCAAGGTCGTGCTGCTGTAAACAACTTCGCGCCCGCGCAACCTGTCAACAAAGTTATATTGCGAACCGCCATTTCTAACCTTCAAAGTGGTTAGGTCAGGCGGAAAACCAACACTGCTTACTGTTGCTGCCGCACCAGTTCCTGCGCGGGTTACAGGCGTGAACACACTCGTCCCCGTCGTCGGGGTCTTCATCGGGCCGCGACGGATGGCGATGTAGATGACTGTTTGGCCTGCTGACCAATAGGTGTTGTTGTAGCCTGTGGCTGTGGGTTTTACATAACCGCCGCCAAAAGAGTATTCGGCGGCCGAAGTATTTGCCTCCAACTCATACAAACTGGTTTGAGACATCCCGCGCATGGTGTCCCACATGTGCCAATCAGATGAGCCATTGACGCGATGCTCAATAATCAACTGGGGCTCATACCCAAGATTGATATTGTCGTTTCCTGTGGTTACATAAGACCCACACGAAATCACATTGTCCGTGCCAGTCAGGCCAAAGCCTCCTGCGTTGTGGGCGAGGACGTACATCACATAAGTTGCGCCTGAATCGTTGTACCCAGCGGCGACGTTGCTGTTGATCCAGTTGATCGACACTGCGGTGGAAGACCACAAAGAACCTTCTGTCCCGTCGTAGAACTGGCCTGCTGTCTGGTTGAGATACATTGCATAGATGTTCCCATCATTTTTTCGCGTGCAGACAAGCCAATCACCTGTGCTATCGGTGCGCTTGATAATGATGCAGCCGGGTTTGGATGCCAATGAATGACTGACGCTGAGAGTTCCGCCATTACCCGTATACGTCACCACGTCAAAGAACTTCGGCTGCTTGCGGAAGGTCCAGGAGGTGAATGTAGCGCCAGAGCCATTCGCGTTGCCAGTGCCAGAACCAAGATTAAAGCCTGTGCTGGAAAACGAAGACAGATCGAAGTTCGCTGCTGTAGCAGCTGTCGTATTTGATACCAGTACATAGGGAGCGCCTTGAGCAGTATCAAAGATTTGATTTGACCAAGCATTGCTTCTGCTTTTAATCCAAACCAACCCACCCTTACCCGCCAGATCAATCCCGTTGTTGATCGTCTGGGTAGAGCCGTTGCCGGTGTAGAGGTACGTGCTGAACACGTCCTCGATGTAGTTGGGAACAGCAGCAACACCGCCACCGTATGCGTCATACGACGCCGCTCCAGATGTTTCTTGCAATGGCATGTTTTTAGGCCTTGAACTGAGTGACGGATGCCAGCACGGTGTAAGTGGCGCTGCCGGTCTTGATGATCAGGTAGCGGTACGAGTCGATGCCGCTTGCATTGCCTGCCGTGGGTGCCCCGCCGAGCCAGCGCATGGTCACGCCGGTGGTGGTGCCGTCGATCTGCACGGTGTTGTTGTAGTAAGCCGTTGAGCCTTGCGTGACCAGGAACGCTGCTGTAATGGACTGCCCGGTGGCCAGGGCGGTGTTCAGCGATGTGCCTGAGGATGCGCGGAAATTCACCGTCCAGTTGGCCGAGGCGTTGGAGGTGTAGTACTGAACCGACTGCGTGGTCAGGTCGTAGTTGATCGTGCCGGTTGCGGCTGTTGCAGAGACGGTGCACACCTCGCCGGCGTTGGTCAGGATTTCGGCCAGCTTGCTGCTGGTACCCGCAAACGTCTGTGTTCCAGTCCAGGTGTTGTCTGCAGACAGGGAGACGCCGGACGCGGGCGTGGTGAACACCAGGTTCCCAGCGCCGTCCGTGCTCACGACCTGACCGCTTGTTCCGTCGGCGGTCGGGTACTTCAACCCGGCCGGGTTGTTGATCAAGCGCTTCACGGTGCCGGAGCTGTTCTTGGCATAGAGCGCCATGTCGGCAATGTTGATCGCCAACTCGCCGTTGACCAGGTTGCCCGCCACGGGGGCGGCGGCGGCCGTCGTTGAGTAGTAGAGAGAAATCGGTGTGTAGCCGGTCTGCGACATGGTCTTACCTCAGGTTTTCGAGTTTGAACAGTGCGTCGAGGTAGAACTTGCAAACCTCGTCGACGATATTTTCCACGGCTGGAACCTCGCGTGCCAGCTTGTCGCGGTTTTCGATCAGCCACAACATCTCGGCGCGGATCGCCTCGATCGTTTTCGGGTCCGATTTCGGCTTGTCACCAAAGGCAGCCACAGAGGCTTCGACCAGGGTGTCGGCTTGGGCCACGATGCCGCCATAAAACGCGCCTAGCGTCTCGTGCTGATAGCCGGAGTCGGTCGTCCAGTGCGCGCGGTGTGCAGCGTCGCGGATGGCGAACTGCCGCTTGATGAACTCTTCGAGCATATTTTGAGCCGCCATCAGAATGTGCCTCCGGAAATGCCGGACCAGACAGGCGTCCCGGAACCAGCCGATGTGAGCACTTGGCCCGCGGTACCGTTGGCAATAAACCCGGTCGCGCCTGCACCGGTCTGATACGGGATCTGCGACGCAGCGCCGTTAGCCAGATTGGTGGCGGTGCCGACCGACACAGTGCTTGGGGCCACGTTACGCCAGTAACTTCCCGCACCGTAGTACTGGAGCAACTGGCTGTTGGCAACCGATGTGATCTCGACGTTTGAGTCTGTACCCCCCAGGACGGAGCCGTGATTCACCTCAACATCAAAGGATCCAGAGCCGCCTGAGCCTGCCTTGATCACGGTGCCAAGTGACACCTTGATATTTGGCGCAACGGGCTTGACGTTGGTTGGGTTGCCCGTGACTGGGTTGTACCAAATCACATCGTTGTCGGCCCATACCTCACCATAGGCTGTTCCATTGGTTGTGATGCCGTGCACCGTGCCAAACGTGGTGATGCGGCCAAAACCGTTTGTGGCAATTGGCTCGGTGGCAATGCCGATGATTTTTACACCATCCGTAAGGCCGGCGATCGTCGGCCCAAACGTGACAACGCCAGAGGCCCCAACGGTGCCGGTTTGGTAGATGATTTGCAGCGTGGCGTCGTTGATTGTTGCTGAGGCCTTGCCGTATTTAAAAAGCTCCTCGCCGGCGTTGTAGGTGATGTTTCCACCGCCCATGCCGTAGTTCCAGCCGCCAGTTGTGGCGTTGTACCACGAGCGACCAGCAGCCAAAGTGACGGCGGAGCCATCAGCCCAGTCCAGATACGGAGCGCCGCCGTCGACCAAATAGCCGCCGATACTGTTGCTCCAGGTCGGGGCGCCAGCACCACCGGATTTCAGGAAGTATCCGCTTGTGCCGGCCGCGCTGAACGCATAAGCCGAGCCGGTACCATAGGCTACAGCGCCCGCCGTTGGAGTGGCCGAGCCGTTGGTGCCGCCGTTTGCGACTGCCAGCGTCCCGCCAAGAGTCACGGCGCCCGTGGTGGCTGTGGCGGGCGTCAGGCCCGTGGTGCCACCGCTCCAGCTGAGCACGCCCGTGTTGGCCACCGTAAACGATGGGTAGGTGTCCGACACCGAAATACCGGATCCGGACGCCAGGACAACCGTTTGGTCGGGAGCGGTGTTTGTGATCGTGAAGTTCGGGTACGTCCCGGTCGCAGAAATCCCCGTTCCGCTGGTCAGCACCACAGTCTGGTCCGGCGCCGTGTTTGTGAATGTGATGTTTCCCGTTGCGCCCGACACGCCGATGCCCGTTCCGGCAATCGCCGACAGCACGCCAGCGTTGGAAATCGTCACCGCTGCCGAGCCGTCATACGACGTTCCGCTCAGGCCGGTGCCGATGGTCAGCACGTAGGGATTGGCCGCCGTGACCGTGGCTGAGCCGCCCAGGGCAATCGACGAGCCGTTGATCGTCAGCGCCCCGTTGCCCGGCAGATCGGTGTTTGCAATGGCGCGGAACACCGGGTCCGCGTCCGGGCCGCTCACAGGGCCAGCAAAAAACAGCTCAGCGGCCACCGGGGCCACAATCAGCGTTGATCCCCATGTCGGCGCGCCGGTGCCACCAGATACTAGCACCTGGCCAACACCGCCAGCAGGGCTGACATAGAGCCCGTCCGCGCCGGACCAGATTACGGCGCCTGGGTTCATCACCAGGGAGCGAGCCGTGCCGCCGTTGCTCAGGCCCAAGATGCCGTCCACCTCAGCGTCAAGCGCCAGATTCACGGCCGGGTGTTGGTGGTCGGAACGGGAAATCGTCAGAGCGGTACCGGCTGCGCCCGAGTTCGAACCAGCCAGCGGGGTGCCGCCGTAACTCACAGCCAGCGTCACGTTCGACGAAAGCGCACCGCCACCGGTCAGGCCGTTGCCCGCGATTACTTGGCGGCTGGTTGGCACGTAGCCAGAAATCGACAGCGGCACCGAGGTCGCGGCCGTCACCCGGCCTGTGGCGTCCACGGTGAACTGCGGCACGTTTGAGGCGTCGCCGTACACGCCAGGCGTCACGCCCGTCGCGGCCAGCTGTGAGGTGCCAACGCCGCCAGCAGCGATCGACAGGGTCACATTCGAGGACAGTGCCCCACCGCCTGTAAGCCCTGTGCCAGCAATCACCTGGCGCGATGTGGGCACACCGGCCACCTGCAGCAGGTCGCCGGCCCGGATCTTGTACGTGATGCCTTGATAAACACCGACCAGCAACGTGTCCTCAGACGTCGTCGCCGGAACGGGAAGGTTTGCAATGCTGACGGGGATCAGGTTTGATGGGACTTGAGCCATTTTTGTGCTTTCAGTCGATCACGAACAGGAACTGCCCGGTATCGGTGATGATGAATTGCGTGCCATCTGGCGTGATCAGTCCAGAAGGGTTGGTGTTGATCGGCGTGTCGGGGCGCACAAACGGCAGCACAACTTGGTCCTCGGGCTTGGCGGCCAGGCGATACGGGTCGTAATCGTCCGTGTCCACATCGCAGACCATCAGCGCCGGGAAATTCGGATCCGGATGCAGCTCGGCGAGCTTGAACTTGCGCGAGCAGCGGCCACAAATGCCGATGCCGTAGGTCGATTCGCCGGTTGGATCAATGAAGCGTGGCATGGCTTACTTCGTGTAGGCACCGATGCCTGGATTGATAAACGTCGGCGACCCGTCGTTGTCCCCATCCCACGCCGCCTGGCGAGCTGCGATCCACTTCTGCTCCAGCACCGTGACCAGATTTGGATCAACGGTCGGGGTTTCGGCGCCAACACGTGCGGACAAGCCAGCAGTGATGGCCTCAAGCCAGCGCTGCGGCACCTCGACGTCCTGCTGCAGGTTCTTGGTGTCCATGATGTGGCGATGGCGCCACACAATCAGCTGCTGGTGCTCTGCCGCGGCGTTCGGCGATGGCCAGAGGTTCATCACCGGACGGGGCAGGTCGCGCTGAAACCAGTAGGTCAGCGGGCGGCCCAGGAACACCTTGTTGCTCTGAGCCACGTAGGTGTCGCGGTTCAGAACGCCCATGGGGATTTCCTGCGGCAGCGTGCCCAGGTAGACCTGCTCCATCAGCATGGCCGAGGTGCTGGTGATTCGAAAAAACGTGCCCGACCGCGCGGGCAAAATGTCCGTCCAGGTCCATTCGCCAGAGGTGGCATCCGTGGTTTGCGTGCCGACAGTGACCCAAACCAATCCGTCCTCGGAGGTCTGAAACGTCAGATCAACAGAGGCGCCAAGCCATTTCACGCCAACAGTGTTCACTGTGCCTCCAACGCCAACGGTGTAGCTGGTCGGCAGGGCAACCGTCTCGCCGGTCAGCTCCTGCACGGTGCGCAGGTTGGCGTTCAAAACCTCAACGGTGCCGTTGTCCAGCGTGACAACAGGCTGGCCCTCGTAAAACGGGTAAATCTGGCGCTCAATGCACCAGCTGGGGGTCTTGGTGTTGGCCAGCTCGGAGAGCAGCAGGTACAGAGATTCCAGCGCGTAGCTTTGCATCTCGGCCGTGATGGCCTGGGCGGGCATACGGCAGCGCCGGAAGGCGTGATCGACGACCTTCAGGGCGTTGAATGTTGTGCTGCTGATGCTGCCGGAAAAGGCCATGCTAACTCCGTGTGTGGTCGTCAGACGGCCGCCGATTCAGCGCGCCCTTGGGGGTTGTGGAATTGTAGAGCAAGCGAACAGGGGCGGCAATTGCCACCCCTGTCACGCTCAACGCTTGGCAGCCTTGCGACCCTCGGACATGGCAATGGCCACGGCCTGTTTGCGGCTGGTGACCTCGGGGCCCTTCTTGCTGCCAGAGTGCAGGGTGCCGGCCTTGAACTCGCCCATGACCTTGCCGACCTTCGCTTGACTGACCTTGCCGCCGGTTTTCATGCCGCCGATCATTGGCTCGGCCGGCGCCACAGGAACGGAACGACGAGCTGGAGCTTCCACCTTGCGGCTGGTCATCATGGCCTCGCGGCGCATGGTCGGCGTGGCCGCCATCTCGCGCTTGTCCATGGCCTCCATCCGAGGCATCTTGGCCTGGCCACCCTTGGCCAGCTTCAAAGTTGGCAGATCAGGCGCCACAGGCTTGGAGCCTTTGATGCCAGGGTTCTTGTTGCCTTCGACACCAAGTTTCCCGCTTGATTTGACCATCGCCAGGGCAAAGCCAGGAGCTTTCACCGCGCCGCCGTTGGCGTACTTGGCAGGGCCACCCTTGCACAGACCAACCGTCTTGCCGGCAGAAGAGAAGTCAAATTCTTTGACGTATTTCAGCGTTTTGCCCATCTTGCTCTCCAATCAGTCGTGTGCGTCGGAGCCGCGACGGCCGCCGACAAAAGAGTCGATCTTGCGCTCGATCCTGTCGAAACGATCAATTAACTGTTGCATGTCCGCGCGGAACTCGGCGCGTGTGATGTGGTCCCGAGCAACTTCCTCGCGAGTTTTGTTCAGAAGAATGCTGAGTCGATCGAGCTCGTCGAACTTCCCTTTCAGCAAAAACCCCATCACGGCCACGATTGCACTCAGGACAATATTCCAGACCATCATTTCCATGTACTGCTCCGGAAATGGTCAGGTATATGCGACGTTCACCGTCCCCGCAGCAACCACCACCAGGCCGTTGTTTGCGGCCAGACCGTGACTGGCCCACGTGGCGATTTCGCCCACGGCCATGGTCTTTGTGTAGAGGATGGTGCCACTGGCAGCCGATGCGCTGTCGTAGACCGTCACGGCGCCCGCAACGATGCAGGTCACAGAAAACAGTCCAGCGGGTGTGGCTTTGATCACAGCGGTTGTCGCTGCGACCGGAAGATAGCCTAGTTTGTCGGTCATCATGAGTTGATCTCCTGGTTTGGTTGAAGCCCCGCGCAAAGACGGGGTGCGTCACAACGCAGGGAATCAGCTCAGAGCTGCGCCGACGGCAGTCACCCAAGCAGTGCCGGTGTTGATCACCAGGCAGTACTCGTTGTTGCCAGCGCCATTGTCGGAGATGATGTAGCAGGTGCCGGCGGCCACAGCGGCCACGGCAGGCAGGTTGGCGGTCGTGACAACGGGGTACGAGAAGCCGGCTTGGGAGGCAACGGGGCCAGAGAAGGTAGTGGTCATGATTTTTCCTCACATGCGAGTTTTGCGCAGCCGTCTGCATGTCGTCGGCCAGGGCGGGCCGTCTGCTGCGCTGGTTGAAGGTGCCCAGAAAAGCCCCCGCCGGGTGGCAGGGGCTTCACTTGGTGCCTTCGGGAATCCTGGACGGATCCCCGTTTTACTTACACACCAGCAGTGCCGAACACGGCGCGCGGGTCGGTCCAGCCCAGAGCGTAACGCTCGGTGGCCTTGTAGCGCATGGAGTCAGTTTCAAAATCCCCCTCCATCGACTTTTCCAGACCACGGCGCATCATCAACTTCAGACCTTCGGGAGCGTCGGTCTGAACCCACCAGGCGGTGGTCGAGGTGATACGCGACATGTTGGCTTGGCCATCGGCCAGCAAACCCATCGATTTCACCGGGTTGATGTCGTTGTCGGCGGTGCCGGTGCGCAGCACAGACTTCAGCAGCACCTCAGCCTGGAACACGTTGGAAGGACCAGCAACGATCTTCTTGGGTGTCAGACGAATGCGCTTGCCGTTGTTGTCCACGGCATTGCGGATCTGGATCAGCATCTGCTCAAGGGACGTCTGCGACAGGGCGGCGGCGGTGGCCAGCTGGTTGCTGAACGTGCCGCTGACGATGGGGTGAGCCGTGGAAACCAGGGACACGCCGTCACCGCCTGCATACGCGCTGTTGAAGGCGCGGTTCAGGATGTTGGCTGCCAGGGTTTCTTTGGTCTCAATCAGGGACTGCGCCAGGTGCTTGGCGTAGGTCTGACCGATACGGATGTGGTCACCGTCCTCGACCAGCACTTTGGTCAGGGCGAAGGCCAGGCCGTACACCTTGTAGAGGTAGCGCTGCATGAACAGCGTACCGCCGGACTGGTAAGTCACGGCCATGCCGTCAGGCAGCTCGGGCGCAGCACCGAAGCCGTACAGGACGGGTTCTTCGTGGTAGTTGCGCGGGATGCCTTTTTGCTCGCGGAAGACTTGTTTCCACTCGTCGGCACGCTGCTCATAAACGCCGTCGAACACTTCGTTCAGGATCGGCTCAACAACGGAACGGAAGTCCGTACTACGCATTGGGGTTGCCATGTTTCAGCCCTCCTTAGATGCTGTTGACGGCAGCCTTGTAGGCGTGCTCGTTGATACGAACAGTGGCCACAACGTAAGCGTCGGTCAGCGAGTCGTTGATGTTGCCAGCAAAACCGGTGATCTGGAACTGGCCAGAGGTGGTTTGGATGGCGGTGAGGTAGGTGTTGCTCAGACCGGTTTGGGTCGAGCCACCAGGAGAGGCAACAGTCCAGTCGCACTCTTCGCCGACAGCCGTTTGCACGGTGGTGCCTGCAGAGGGGTTGTTGTACTGCACATCGAACAGCGTCTCGGGGTCGTCGTAGACCCAGGCGATGATGTTCGTGCCGGTTGCACCGCTCGGCCAGAAGGGGCTGATGGTGGGACGGCCTTGAGCGTCATTGTACTGGCAGCCGGCGAAGACACCCAAAAGGGTAATGCCGTCGGTGGTGCCAGAGCGGGTACCGTCAGAGGTGCCCAGCTGAACAACACCAGCGTCCGTCAGCTTCACGGGGTCGCCCGAGAAGATGTTGGCGGCGTAGGTGCTCGCGATGGTGTAGGCTTTCGGGCGGATTTGACCACTGTTGTGGTACGAAGCACGGAAGCCAAAGGGTGCGCTAGTCGAAGACATTTGCTTTTCCTTTGATTGGTTGAATTGACGTCAGGTCAGGTCAGCTCAAACTGAGCCGACCGTTTTTGTCCAATTTCCGTCATGCCATCACCGGCGTCCATGCGTGACCCAGATGCGCGTGCTTGTTGCTCCATGAACTCAGCCGTGTCGGTCAGCTTTTCCTCTTCGCGCATCGGCGCGTCGTGGTGAGCTTCCTGCATGTAGCGTTCGTACAGGCTGATGGGGAGCTTGAAAGCGAGCATTTCATTGACGCCGATAAAGCCCTGGTACTCACCGGTTTTAATGGTGACGTACTCCCAGCCAGGCACGTCGCTTGGCTTTAAAGGCTCGTAACCCAGACGCATGCGCATGTGGATGGAGTCACGGGGGTTTGCAGTGGTCAGCCAGCAGCAATGCCAGCCGTCGAGTTTTGGCAAGTCCGGAAGTGAGGACTGGTGGAACTGCTGTCGGAACATTTCAACCCGCTCATCGTCGGACAGGGCGCGCGATTCGGATGCGGCGCGATCTTGCATCGCACGGCTTTCGCGGTTGTCACCAGCAGATTTCTTCAGGCGTTCGTCAGACATTTCTCGCTCCTTTCAGCGATTGGGAAAAATTATATGTGGGATTTCAAAAAACACAACGCAATTTAAGCGCGGTTGTTTTTGTCGTATTCGGAGTAGCGTTTCACGTACTTCATGCGAAGCACGGGATCGTCCCAGACGCCAGCGTCGATCAGTGCCTGCTTGCGCTCGGGGCTGATGTACACCTCGGTGCGTGTGCTGGTGGGCGCGTGCTCGCGGCCAGAGCCGACTGCAGGGCCGCCGCGCGGGGTTCGGGTTGGCTGCTGCTGCGACTGCTGGCGCTGGGGCTCGCGGCCGGTACCTGCGGCGTTGAAACGCTCAGGCAGGCGACGGGCGGCGCGATCGCGCAGCTCGTCCCAGTACTCCTCGGTGTCGGGTCGGAAGCCCTCGCGATGCAAAGCACCGTCGATGGCCAGCACGATGGCGCTGTCCTCGTCGTTGCCCTTGATGTCGTACCAGGGATTTTCAGCCATGAACTCTTTGACGTAGTGCGCCGTCATGTTGTCCAGGCCTTCCGGCTGCTGGGCCGGGCGTTGCTGGGCCGCCTGCTGTTTGGCAAACGTCAGCTGCTGGGCTTTTTGCATGGCCTGGTCGCGGTAGCGCATGGCCTGCGTGACGTCGTCACCGTTGCCGGCGGCCACAGCCTTGGCGATCACGCGCTCAGCCATCTCAGCCTCGTTGCGCGCCTGGGCGATCTGAGCGTCAAAGCTGGACAGACTGGCTTGGTGGGTGTGCTGCTCCACGCTGCCGAGGCGGCGCTCCAGATCGTCGTTGCGCTGGCGCAGGAAGTTCAGCTCCAGTTTGTCGCGGCTGATCGCCTGCTCGCGGCGCTCCTTGCGCTCGGCCTTTTCCTTGCGGCGGCGCTCGCGGATCGCCTCGCGCTCGGCGTCGTTGCCGTCGTGGTTGTCGCCGTCGTCGTCGTTGCCATTCAGGCGCGCGTCGTCTTTGTTGCCGCCGTCATCATTGGGCGGGGTCTCAACGATGACCAGCTCTTCCGGGTTGCCCTGGTTGCCGCTGTTGTCGTCGTCGTTTTCGGTGAGTGCGGGCATATTGTGCTCCTGTGATGGTTATTGGCAGGCCTCGCAGTTGCCTTCGCCGGAGAGGTCGCAGGCTTTGCCGAGAGGGAAGTCGTCGTCGTGAGCGGCCTGGGCGGCCAGCTTGGAGCGCAGCTCGTAGCCCATGAGGGGCCAGAGTTCGTGCTTGGCGTTCTCGATGGCGACGGCCTCGCCGATGGCAGGGTCGTCGTTCAGCGGAGACACGGACGCGGACGGGCGGCCAGTGACAGCGAAGCCGTTGCGCGTGGTCAGCACAGCCCAGCGCAGGACTTGGCCGGTTTTCGATACGTGCTTGACGATTTCGATGTCAACGATGTTGGCGTCGAGTTCGGCAGGTGTGATGCGGGGTGCCGTGCTCATTCCACAATCTCCCAGTCTTCGGCCAGCATGTCGGTCTGGCTGGCAAGCCAGCCCATCAGAATTTCGCCAGTGGCGGTTTTCATCGTGATGCAGGGCAGCACTGGTGCAGCACCCCCAAGCGAACGGGCGAAGTCGGCGTTGTTCTCCGACCAGAAGCCACCGGCTGGCACAATACGGATGCTGGCGGTATGACCCGACAGCGACAGCCACATGCCTTTGCCATTCCAGCCAGCGCGGGCGACCTTGTGGCCAGCCTTCAGCGCCTCGATGGCCAGGCCAAACGTCAAGCCGTCGGTCGGGCGGTATGCGCGGTTGAACACCTCGGCGGGCGACCAGGACACATAACCGGCGTACAGGTCCGTGTTGCCTTTGCCGCCATCCAAGTACTCGACCAAAAAGCCCTCATCCGCGCCGTTTTCGTCGGTGGGAAGTTGCCAGCCACGGAAGTCGTTGTATTCCTGGCGGGTCATCGGCTTGGCGTTGATGAGCTTCACTCCAATGTGCTGTTTCATGGCGGCCCCTCAGATGAACGCACGGATGGCCAGCGGGTCGCCGGTCACCTGGCCGATGATGTCCAGATCGTTGAAGATCACGAACAAAGCCGACTCGCCGTTGGCCAGCGGCACCTCCCAGCGGTCGCCGCCGTATTTGGGCACGCGAACGTAATCGCCCGGGCTGCACCAGCTGCCCTCGGGCCAGGAGTCCATGGTGTTTCTGTTCTTGAACGCAAGCGCGCCAACAGAGACAACGCGAGCAACTTGCGTGTTCCATTTCTCGGTGTCTCGGGAACCGTTGTCGATGATGATGCCCGAGGCGGTCTTGGTCTTGGGGGTGCGAATCTGCACCAGAACCCGACTGCCAAACGGGATGATGCCTGGCGAGGCTTCCGGAAAGGCCTCCCGCATCGCGTCAATCAGCACTTCAGCTGTCATCTTCTGCTCCTTTCAGCAGGTGTACGGCGGCCACAGCGGCCGCCATCAAAAAATCGTCACAGACCTGTGCAAATCACAGGTCTCGGTCGCCGTTTCGCTCGTCGTCCAGAAGGGCAAGCAGGGCTCCGATGGCCGCTTCGTATCCAGCGACCATGCCCACTCGGTATCCGTACTCGAAAGCGTCGCGATCGACCGGGCGCTTGAGGGCTTCAAGCGCAAATGCCTGCTGCTCGGTCTTGAGCCGAGCAAGCAGGCGGTCCTCGACGGCCATCAGGCAGGCGTCTTGGACTGTGCCGGGGCGGACGGCAGGGTCTGGCCGGTCACGGGCTGGCCAGCGGCCATGCGGTGGTGCTGTTTCACCAGCGCGCCGGTCATCGGCACGGTGCCTTGGGTGGGTTTATCGCTCATGGTGGGCTCCTTTGAAAATTAACGTGCGCCCGGGTTGATCCCGGTACCAGTGGAAACTGCGATTTTCTCGCCAGACGCGATCTCGGCCGCGGCCAATCGCATGGCTGTGGCGTTGTCGGCTGTGTTCATCTCGACGCGAGCCTGAATCTCCGCGGAAGTGCGGTCCGTCTCGGCCTGCTGGCGCATCATTTCGCGTTGCGTGTCGGCTTGCTCGGATGCAGCCTTGGCGGCCATGTCGGCCTGCTTGAGCTGCAGATCGGCCTGCTTGAGCTGCGCATCCTGCTGCAGCTTTTGCGTGTCCAGCTGCAAGCGGGCCTGATCTGTCTGCGAACGCTGCTGCAGCGCCTGGCCCTGAATTTGCGCGTTGAGTTGCGCAATCTGCATGCTGTTGTCCGGCGGCATCGGTGGCTGCGGCTTGAACTGCTGCGCCATCTCGTCAATCTTGGCCAGCTCTTGCGAGAACTGCGCCAGTTGCTGCTCGATGATCTGCTGCACCTTGACGATCACGCGCACCTGCTGCTGAGCATCGTCCGTGATCAGATGCTCGCGTTCTGCGCGCTGCACGGCCTCGTGAGCCTGCGTCAGGTAGAAGTTCAGCAAGTGATCGCGCAGGTGCTGCGCCATCGGGTACAGGTAGGTTTTCACCACAGCCGGGTTCATGCCAAACACCGGAGACTTCAAAAACGCCAGGTGCGTCTGGATGTGCGCCACATGGTCCTGCTTGGGAACAACGTAGACCGGGCGACCCATCGAGGCGGCCACGTTCTCGCTGACTGGGTCAACATCATCTTTGCCAGGCTGAGGCTGCAGCACGTCGTCCGGGCTGAGCTTCAGGTTCCGGATGAACATTTCCTCGACCTTGCGCATGTCGTACATCTGCGGCAAGACGGCGGCTCGGGCCTGCACGGCCTGGACCTGGGCAAAGCGCTGGGCCTCGCTGAATATGGCCGGGTCACTGACGGGAACAACGTCCAGCGGGCCATCGAAGTCCTCTGGCCTAACATCCAGGCCGGACTCGTTGGCATCAATGTCCTCGTCGGTCAGGTATGCGCTGTTGATACGGTGCAGGATCTGAAACACGCGCGCCATTGAGTTGTGCAGGCGCGCATGGATGGAACTGAACACCACCATGCCCTGCTCAATCAATGCCAGGGTCGTGCCCACCGGGGCGTTGGGGTTCTGGTCGGACAGCTTCTCAAACGAGGTCTGCACCACGCCCTTGCCGGCGTCAACGATGAAGCCGAGCAGCTGGAACAGCGTAGCGCTCGGTCCGTTGAACGGCAGAGGCATGGCCAGCTTGCGAATATCGTCGACCAAGGCGCCACCCTCGATTTCGACAACCTCGGTCGGCTGAACGTTGATGGTCTGCCCGCCAGGCCCGCCCTTGAGCTTGATCATGGTCGGGATGTTCTGGATGTGGGCCGAGTCCAGCAGCGCGCGCAGGGCGCCGGTGGCTGCGCCGGACAGGCCGCCAATCATGTGCGTGAGGCCAATCGGGTAGGCGCCGCGCCAAGGCACAAACGGGAACTCGACAATCCAGTCCAGCTCCTTGCGGCGGTCGTCCTCGGGCTCCCAGTTGCGATACAGCGCCAGCGCTTTGCGCGTGGACTTGTCGATGCTGATGATGTACGGCTCAACGCCGTCGCCGAAGTCCAGGTGCGTGTAGATCTCGAAGATGGTGCGAAGGCCGTCCTCGTTGTAGCTGGTGTCCTCTCGGCCCTCGATTTTGTCGTTGGCCACGGTGGCGCGGCTGAACTCGACCTGATCGGGGGAGCCAATGTCCACCTCAGCGTACATGCCGGCCTTCATGCGACGCGTGAACTCAGCCTTCGTCACGTACTGAACGTGCGTCTTGCGCTCGGCTGAGTAGAAGTTGGTGGCCGCAAACGGCAGGTAAATGTCGTCGATGGCAATGAACTCGGCCGTTGGGCGCTTCCACTGCGGGGACCACATGAGCTTCAAGTACTGGCCACCACCCAAGGGCAGTTGTGTCGAGAGCTGCTCAAGCTCGCCGCGCAGCTCGGGCATCTGCTCTGTGGCCTGCCAGTTCATGAAGTCGGCCTTGCGGCGTGCTTTTTCCAGCTTCTCGGGCTCGACCTCGCCCAGAATCTTGGACTTGACCGGACCAGAAGGCGGGAAAACTTCCTTCATAAAGCGGGCCGAGAAGTCCACGCAGGCCTCGACTAGCATCGGGTGCACGACCTTGTTGGCGCCGGTGAACTGCGCGCCGCCTGGGGCATCGTCGCCCAGGCCGGTGCGGCGCAGGCCCTCCTCGTAGAGCTTGTCGCGCTTCTTGCGGGCGTCCTTGTCGCGCTCGATCTTGTCGAGCAGATCGACCACAGCGTCCGACAGCATGCTGCGATCGACCTCGTCAACGATGTTGGCGAAGTGGGCTTTTTTGTCGGCCGCATCCTGCTCGTTTTTCAAGCGGATGACCGCGCCGCCGTCCTCGGTGTCCTCGACTTCGAGCTCGTCCTCGTCTGGCAGAGAAACGGTCTCGCCGCGTTGCTCGTCGTCGCCGGGGTTCTCGTCTTCGCCGTTGTTCAGAAGTTGGTCAGCCATGTCTGTCAGCCTGCATTAAGTGCGTTGAGTTCACCAACGATGGCGTCGATTCTATCCGGGTCAAAGTCGCCTGTGGGGGAATTTGCAACTAGGCCGCCATCAGCGTAAGCCGGCGCATCACCCGCTTGGCCACCGTCAGAGAACTTGTAGGCCGACATGGGGTTTTGCATTGCGTCGCTGTTGTAGATGTTGGACCCGACTAGGCCGCCACCGACTAGGCCTCCAGCGGCGAAGCCTTCATCCTTAGCGCCGGGCTTCAGGCCGAGGCCCTCGAACGCCCCGCGAGTTTCATTCCACCAGGAAGGATCGCCACGCATGACGTTCAAAAACCAATCTCGATTTGGTGCAGATGGATCGCCGCCTGTGATTTGCTTTAAAGCATCGTCAAATTCTTGCGTTGTGAGGAGGCGCTTGTCTGGGAGTTGAACCAGGCCAGTGTTTTGCAAATCCCCAATTCGTCCCCAGTTCCCCGACCGCACAAAATCCTGCACGGCAGGCAAGTACTCTTCCTTGGGTGCACGGTTGGCCTTGCCTTTGATTTGGACGATTTCGGGTGTGCTGATTTCACGAGCGTATTGCTGGGCCTCTTCAATCGTTGGAAAGCCAGTGCCTTTGTTGTTGACGATAAAGCGTTTTTGTCCACGGAACTCACCTTCGCTAATTGATGGGTTCTCAACGCCAGGCTTCACCTCAATCGTCACATGCGGCTGCCCCTTCTTGTCGCGCAGGCTGTAAATCCGGCTGCGGCCCTCGACCACGTCCGGGCAGTAGCCGCCAACGCAATGGCCCATGGTCTCGCCCTCGTACTTGAGGGCGTCCTCCAGGGCCTTGATCGACTCGTCCATCTCGACGTTTTTCTTGCGGTTGAAGTCCGTCATGGTGCGCTGCACGAACTCGTTGAACTCGCGGGTGCCTTCCTCCAGGCCTTCATCGAAAGCCATGTCCTCGGCAACTTCGCGGCCCATTTGCTGATTGAAATCCGGTGGCAAATCCATCTCTTGTTTTTCTACGCTGACTTTGCGGCCTGTTTCTTTTGGTTGGCGCAGCTCCACCCACTTGAAGCCCTGCTCGGGGTACTCCTTGAACACGTGCGTGGCTGGGTTCATGGCGCGTGCGGCGTCGGCCTCTGCCTTCTGGGCGGCGCGCCAAGCGTTGATATCCGAAACCCGCTGAACAGCCTGTGGAACGGTGACCTTGTCCAGGTCCTGGTACTTCCAGCGCAGGTTCTCGGGCAAGCCGGATGCGGGGTTGATGGCGTTCTTAAGCTCGTCGACCAGGTGCTCGAAGTCAAGCTCCCGGCGAACCTCGACGGGGTAAGCGCCGTAGGTCATGGTTTCGGGTGGCACCTTTTTGATCCACGGGTTTTCCTCAATTTGCTGTCGATAAGGTGTATCGCCCATGAACCGTAAACGCTCACTTGCAGGCAGGTTTTGAATTGCCTCATCGGCCAACTGCTCCCAGCCTTGGCCATAAGGTGTTTGCGACATTCCGCCAGCGGGGAAACCGGCTGCTTTTCGCCGAGGCTCCAAAGTTTCAGGTATCCACTCAGTCACACGCTCCAGGCTTTCCGCGCCTTCAGGAATGTGAGTAACGCCACGATCAGCCAAAGCTCGCAAAGGGTCCTCTGGCGTGGCCATCTCGTTGCGGATGTACTTGCCCAGCTTGGACTCAAGCCAGCGGTTCATGGCCACTTCAGGCTCAAGACGCGCACGCTCTCTTGCAAAAACAGCAGGGTCCATTGCGACACCAGCCTCGACATTCTGCGCGTAAGCCGCATCAAGGTCACGCAGTCGACTGGCTGGGTCTTGGCCAATAACTCGCGTCTTCATCGGCTCGATCGCCCGCTCCACGCTCCCCGCCAGCCAGTTGCCGCCCTTGGGCTTCACAACGTGCACGGGCGAACCGGCCAGCGCAAAATCCCGACCAGCGCGGCTGACCGCCGACGGCAGCGCAGCGATGGCACGCAGTGGGGAGCCGGGCCCGGTGTAGAACCCGCCGCCAAGTGTTCCCAGTTCGGTCGCGGCGCGGCCAATTGGCGTCTGGCTCACGCCGCGCAACGGCAGGCGAGCTTCGACGTCCCGACTTGTCGGTAGCACGGTTTTCTCGGATAGGCCTGGCAGCATGCGCACCAGGGACTCGATATCGCCAGGAGCGCCCAACACGCCAGAGGCCACGCCACGCAGCAGCGCCAGCGGAGCGTCGGCCGAGGCGGCGCGGTCGTTGAGAGCAGCGCGGCGGCGCCCAGCGGATCGGTAGCCGATGAACGGCTGGTTCAGATCATCGGCCACAAGAGCACTCCTTGACGTGGTTGAGGGGGCTGCGGACTGCGCCGCCTTTTGCTTTGTTGACCCAAGGCACGCCAGCCTGTTGCTCGCGTGCCGATCGCTCGGCGGCGGCCTGCACAAGGTCCTCCAGCTCGCGCTGCGATTGCGCGCGCCGAGCCATCTCAATGCCAAGCGCGTTGTTGTGCATGTCCTGACGATAGTCGGCGGGCATCTCGCCCCGGCCAAGCAACATCATCAGGGCGCGCAGCGGGGATGTGGAGTACTCGTGCGCTTTGCCAGCAAACTCTGCAACGGTCGGCCCGTACTTTCTGGCCATGGTGCCCGCAGCAAGCATGTGGCGGGCAGCGTCTTGCTGGTCATCTTGGCCAAGCTGGCCCGGGTACATCTCGCGGGCGATCGAGCGCGCGTAGGGCGAAACGGAAAAAATGGACGGAGCGTCAGACGGCATAGGGATTCACCCTCTCTTTACGACGATGGTTTTGATCTTCATCAACGTCGCGTGCTCGTGGCATCTCCAGCAGGCCGTCGTTTTTCAAATAGATTATCGCTTGAGTGAACGTATCCACAAAATCGTCGTGCTCAGCGACGGGGAACTTGGCGACCTGTTTGAGGAACCCATCAGCCCAGCTTACAGGTTGCCCAGGGTTCTTGGCGGACTCCGGGATCCAGATCAGCCCCAGCTCAAGAACCGGTGCGGCCTGGTGGGCGCGGGATACTTTGTCGGCGTTTCCAGGGTTGTAGCCGATCGCCGGAACCCGCGCAAGCCGCAGGTCCTGCAGCAGCGACTGCCCGCTGGCCTTGGCCTCCACCAGCAGCCGGTCCGGGCGCCTGCCTTTGGTGGGCATTCCCGCCTTGGCCGAGCTGTCGGCGCCGTACTCGCTCGTCCAGTCCTTGATCACCCGTTTTCGCAGGTCCGGGTAGCCAAGGTGCTCGTCCCAGGCGTCCAGCAGCATGACCTGGCGCTGGCCGCGGTGCGAGAACACGCCCCAGACCGTGCAGGCCGTCGGGTCGCCGGTCGTCCGCTCGGTGAACGCGCAGTCGTAGCTCTGCAGGATGTACTCGAATGGCGGCAGGCGCTGGGCCATGGGCCAAAGCTGGAAGTGCTTTGTGGCCAGGATGCCGCCCTCGGCAGGCGACGGGTCCTGTTGGAGCTGGCCGGACGCGCCGTAGGTGCCCAGCAATTGCTTGAGCTTCGTGATCTCGGCCTCGCCGAAGCGGTCCGGGCAGATTAACTGGCCCTTTTCAGTGCGCGGATCGTAGGGGCCAAGGATCGTGCGGCGGCTCTTGCCGTCCCACTCGGCCGGAATGCAGATGTGCTCCCAGCCGCCTATGTCGTTCAGGATGTGTCCGCTGATGTCCTTCTCGTGCAGGCGCTGCATCACGGTGACCATGGCGTCGGTCTTGGGGTTGTTCAGTCGGGTTGACCAGACCTGGTCAAACCAGTCAAGCGCGGTCTCGCGCATGGCCTCCGACTGCGCATCCTGAGCGCCGTGCGGGTCGTCCAGGATCAGACGTGAGCCGCCCTCACCCGTGGCGGTACCGCCCACGGAGGTGGCCAGCCGATAGCCGGTCTTGTTGTTCTCGAAGCGCTGCTTGGCGTTTTGATCGCCGGAGAGCGCAAAGAGGTGACCCCAGCGCTCCTGGTACCAGGGCGACTGCACCAGGCGGCGAGCTTTGAGGTTGTCCCGGATGGACAGCGTGCCGGAGTAAGAGGCGGCGAGGAACTTCTGCTCAGGAGACGCGATCCATTCCCAGCAGCACCAGGCCACCGAAACGATGGTGGACTTGGAGTGGCGCGGCGGAATGTTGATGAGCAAGCGGTGGATCTCGCCGGCGCTCACCGCCTCCAGGTGCTCGCAGATGGCCTCGATGTGCCAGCTGGGCACGAATGGCACGCCGGGCTCCATCACGTGCCATGCCTGCTGCACGAACTCGTACAGGCTGGCGCTAGCGCGGCGGCGGGCCTGCTCCTTCTCGATCAGGTCCAGCATGATGGCGGGGCTTACTGCGGCCACAGCTCACCTCGTTCGAGCTTGTCGCGCTGGTCCATGGCGTTGTGCAGCATCACGCGCTCGTCGATCTCGTCTGGTTGAGGATGGCACCAACACACGCAGCTTGGCTCATGTTCGCGCCAATCGTTGATCGGGACAATGTGCCAGCGCTCCATCTCCTGGTCGCGTGGGTGCTGCACCGTGGCGCTCATCCTTTAGCGATGGCTTCCTGAAGCAGACGCACGGCGTCGAGCTGGGCGTTCACGATTTTTGTGTCAGCGTGGCCACTCTCGGCCATGGCCATGCCCTGGGCGGTGCACTGATCGCCAAAGGCGTCCAGCAGCGCCAGGATCCGCGCGCGCTCGTAGGAGGCCATGACCTCGCCGTGAGCGACAACCAAGTCCTCGGGGTACAGCGCCTGGAAGCGGCCGTCGTGGTCCAGCAGCGCAGGCAGCGGGGACTCGGGAAGGGTGGGTTTTGTGGTGGTCATTCTTCGGATCCTTTGGATTTCAGCAGCAGGGCCTGCATCTGCGCCAACTCGGCGTCATTGAGGCCTTTGAGGTCAACGCTGGACACGGCGATTGCGCCGCCGTCTTTGCCGGTGTGCTCGTTCTTCACGGTCTCGGACCACTTCATCTGGGTTTTCGACCACCAGATCATGGCCGTGGTGTCGCCGGACGTTGCCTTTTGGAAAAGCGTGCGGCCGACCTGGCTGTTGGCCTTAGCCTTGCCGCTGATCAGCTCGTCGGCAAAGTGTTTGGTCAGGGTATCCACGCTGATGCCCTTGCGCACCAGCACAGCGATCTGGTCCAGAGGCAGGCCGTAGCCCGACAAGGCCTCCACCTGCTTGCGCTCAGTCTCCAGGGGCTCAAATGCGGGGCGGCCAGCGCCAGGCTGCGCGCCGCCACCGTTCGGGTAGCGGGCACCACCTCGCTTTTTTACAACGGGTTTTTCTTCATTGGCCTGTTTTTTGCTTGACATTCTTCACCTCCGCAAACGTTTTTCCAGAGGCTTCATGGACAGCCTCATGCCCCGTGAACTCCTGCCAGCGGGTGACGATCACGTCGCAGTATTTTGGGTCTAACTCCATCAGGCGCGCAACCCGGCCGTTCTTCTCGGCGGCGATCAACGTGGTGCCGGAGCCGCCGAACGAGTCCAAAACGACGTCGCCGCCCTTTGTGTTGTTGAGCAGCTGGTACTCAAACAAGGCCACGGGCTTCATGGTCGGGTGCTCGCCGTTGCGGACGGGCTTGTCGAACTCAAGGATGGTGGTCTGCTTACGGTCGGAGGCCCACAGGTGGCCGGAGCCTTCTTTCCATCCGTATAGGCAGGGCTCGTGCTGCCACTGGTAGTCCTGGCGGCCGAGCACCAGGCTGGATTTCTTCCAGATCAGGCACTGGCGCACGGTCCAACCGGCGTCCTTGGCGGCGCCACGGAAGTTGTAGCCCTCGCTGTCGGCGTGCCAGATGTAGAAAACCGCCCCGGCCTTCATGACTGCGTCGGCGGCGGTGTAGGCGTCGCGCAGGAACTGGCGGAACTGATCGTCGCCCATCGAGTCGTTTTTGATGGTCAGCTTTTCCTTGGTGCCGCCCTCGTAGGCCACGTTGTAGGGCGGGTCGGTCAGCCACATGTCCACCGGTTGGCCGTCGCACAGGCGCTCCAGATCTGCGATGCTGGTGCTGTCTCCGCAAAGCAGCCGGTGCTTACCCATGACCCAAACGTCGCCCTGGACGGTCACGGGGTCGACCGGAACGGGTGGTGCGTCGTCCGGGTCGGTCAGGCCCTCGGGCAGCTCCTCGGGCATCAGGGCGTCTATTTCGTCCTGGCTGAAACCGATCAGCTCCACATCGAAGCCTTGGTCCATGAGGTCCTTGAACTCCAGGGCGAGCATCTCGTTGTCCCAGCCGGCGTTCAGGGCGAGCTTGTTGTCGGCGATCACCAGGGCGCGGATCTGGGTGGGCGAGAGGTGCGACAGCCGGATGCAGGGCACCTCAGCCAGCTTGAGCTTGCGTGCGGCCATGACGCGACCGTGGCCAGCGATGATGCCGCCGTCCTTGTCGATGAGCACGGGGTTGGTGAAGCCGAACTCTTTGATGCTTGCAGCGATTTGCGCGACCTGCTCGTCGGAGTAGGTGCGGCTGTTGCGTGCGAAGGGGATGAGCGCCTCGATAGAAACGCGCTCTATTTCTGATTGCTGGTTTTCGCCAGTGTTTTCAGTTTCGGTTTTAGCCTGCTGTTTTTTCATGCGTGCTCCGGTTTGGGTGGGTTGTGAATTATGCAACGCGCCAGCAGCGGGCGCCGCCATCGACGGTTGAGCAGGTGAATTTTTTGCCGGTCTTGTTGGCGTGCCATTGACTGGAGTTACTCAGCGTTTGCGCCTTCATGTTTGGAACAAAAAACGAATCGCCAACCTCCATGTCGGCAAATGGGTACTTCGGTCGAGCGCCGGATCCGGTGTGCTCAGGGATAGGGATGTGCTTTTCAATTTCAAACATGGCTGCTTCCTGTTTTTCACTTGGGCTTTTATTGTTGCTCCAATACAAACTTAACACAACGATTCCCGACTAAAACACTATGCATCTCGTAAAAATCGCCGCACAAGATTGCACCGGTGCGACGCCTCTCCTGCTCTATTGTTTCT